CCGAGTTCAGGCCGTAAAGGTCTCGGCGGCAGACGCCACGACTGCGCTTGCAGCCAACATTGGTATCTTTACCGATGATGGCGATGGCACCTTTACGGTAAAAGATGCAGATTTGTTTGCATCTGCCTTCGACTTTGCTGGTGGTCCATACTGGAACTATGATGTTACCAATGAAAGCGCCGAGTTTACTGCCACGGAACAGACCCAGCCTCTTTGGGAAGTCCTTGGTTATGCTACGGAAGCTGCTGCTCGTGCTGTCACTGGGGGTTTCTTCTTCGTCACTCTCGATATCTCCACGACTGGCAATGGCGGCCCAACAACTATTGCAGTCAAAGTTGAATACATTGACTAAACCTAGAAACCGGCTCTGCGTTTGCACCCGGCCTAGATACCTTCAGAAAGGAATAGAAAATGGTTGCTACATTGACTGCAATTGCAGCGGCTCTTGATGACATAATTACCAAGGTTCCTCTTGTAATAACAGCCCTTGGTGATCTGGACACGTTTCTCGCAACCCTCTAAACTAACCCAGGCTAAAGCCCTCTTGCATGATGGCTATCAAGGGGGTATAATTGCGACAAGAGATGCACTTAACGCAGTGCTTGCACTGCTCAACACGGAGTTCATAATGGCTAAACATTATTTTGGATTAGACAAAGAAGAGGCTGCAACATCTGCGCAGCCAACAATAGACACTTCCACTACAAGCAAAGATGTGGAGATTGTAGTAACTGACGCCGTTGCTGGCCTTACCCGTATTGAGATTGCAAATGCAATTGAGAAGATTAAGCAGCGTATCCTAGTGGATGATGATGCCAACATTAGTTATCCATAATGGCTACTATAGCTCTTAGAGCCTCTGTTACAGCAGGCAAAGTAAACGGGGTATCCAGAATATCAGGGTCTGTAAGTGGTCTTGGTGAAGCAGCTACTCTTGATGCTTCAATTGCTACGGTGTTGGCGCTTGGCGGGGCAACAGAGCATGCGGTGGTAACCGCAGATGTGGCTGCGGCACAGGCAATTGGAGCTGGTGATGCTTCAGCAGAAATTGATGCAGTTGATGTTTCGGTTCAGGCGTATCTTGATGCTGCTGCGGGAGACTTGAATGTAAATACAGAACTGGATGCTCTAATTGCTGCTGTAGCTGCCGCACAGGCAATTGGCGCAGGTGATGCTTCGGCAGAAATTGATACTCTTGACAGCGCGTGGGTTGCGTATCTCGCAGCCGTAACAAAAGAGACGGCGTTGACAGCAGTTGATACTGATTGGACGGCGTATAAAGTGGCGGCAGATGTTGAAGCAGGTGCATCTGGTGGTGTTGAATTGTCCTGGGATACAGCCCAGGTCATAACTATTGGTGATCTTCATGCGGCGGTGGATAGATTGATCCAAGCTGCAAAAGGAACAGGAGAATTGACCATATGACCCGTCTAATTCAAGTTCGCTCTACGCTTACCCGCCCGGCCAACACTACTGCCTATGCGCAGAATGATCTTATTGCAGACAATGCAACAGCAGGTTCGATTATTGTTCCCAGTCTATCGCTTACACCCCGTCGTACTTTTGAATTACAACAAGGTTTCTTATACACCAATCTTACTACGGGTTTTACTACTTTTGCTGGGCACATTGATCTTTGGACTACGGCTCCGACTTTTACCAATGGCGATAATGGGGCATATGCTGTAGCAACCGGCGCAGCCGGATGGATTGGGCATTTGACTTCTGATGTAGTTGGTACATTTAATCAATTTGCCGATGGTGCTTGCGCGCCTGTACAGACTGGTGATACGTATTCTAGTACTGGAGCTTTTCCACATTGTATTGTTCCATCTTCTGAGGGTGAAATATTTTGGACCCTGCGAGAAACAGATGCTACTGGCTTTACTCCAATTTCAGGTCAAATATTCACCCTGGTTCTTTGCTTTCGCGAATATACATAAGGCGCGTCTGACATGACCGCAGCCAACACAGTTGTAAAAATTTGCAACCGAGGTCTCCAAATGATTGGTGTTGGGGCTTCAGGGCGTATCACTGCGCTTACGGACGACACTAAGGAAGCAGCGGCAGTAAACTTTGTTTATGACCGGCTACGATTGTCCGAACTACGCCGCAATTATTGGACCTTTGCCACAAAGCGCGCAGTGCTGCGCCCCATCCTTGCAACTGACAAGACAGTAACCTTTCCAACTTGGGTGGTTGGTGAAACATACGCCAAGTATGATATCGTCACAAATGGCACTACCCATTACCAATCTCTTACTGCGGCGAACATTGGAAACGCGGTAACTGATACTGCAAATTGGAAAGAGTATTGGGGTCCACTTGAAGCCACGGTATATGATAGTGATGTTGTTTATTATCCAGGTGAGTTGCTTTATAACAGCACAGAGTTCTGGGTCATAATCAAGAAGACCGAGGCAGGAGCCACGCTTGTTGATGGCACCGAGTATCATGATCTGACGGGTGATGGTTTGCCAATCGGCGCCACCACTACTCTTGTATCTCCATTGACAGGACGCACATATGCATATGTGTTGCCTCGTGATTTCCTTCGTCTGGCCCCCACTGACCCAACGTATATCTTTTGCAAAACAGATCACTTGATTGAAAATAAGCAACTCGTGACAGATGATGCAGGCCCTTTATTCATCCGATATATTCGTGATGAAGAAGACCCAACCAAATTTGATCCTTTGTTTAGCGAGGGTCTCGCGGCAAAAATTGCAGTTGAAACGTGCGAAGAACTTACGCAATCAAATACAAAGATTGCTACAGTAGCAGCTTTGTATAATACTGCTATTGGTGACGCGCGGCTTATTAATGCAATTGAAGTTGGGCCAGTCGAAAGCGAAGAAGATGAATTGATCTCGGTGAGGCGTTAATGGCACGCGCATCATTTATGCAGACATCGTTCCTGGGCGGTGAGTTTTCTGATCTAATTCAAGGTCGCATGGAGAGCGAAGCCTATAAGCAGGGTCTTGACCTTTGTCAAAATTATTATCCTGTGGAAGAGGGTGCTCTATTGCGTCGTCAAGGAACAACATATTGTGGGCACACTTATTTAGGCAAAGAGGCTGCAATTCTTCCTTTTGATTACTCCCGCATAAATCCTTTTCAGTTGGAGCTTACACATTATAAACTTCGCTTCTGGAAAGGAGCATCTTTACTGTCTTGCGCAACGCCTTATCCAATTCAATCAGTGTCCACAACTGGAGTTGTCATCTTAAATGGTTCTCCTCTTTTGCATTTTGGAAATAGAGATCATGTTATATTTGATCTCGCTCCAAGACCAGATGGATCATGCGCTTCAGAAACATTGCTCAATCGGCAATTCAAAGTTTCATCGTTTGATGATGTAGATACCTTTATCATCAGAGATGTTCTTGATCCAAATACCGCTCTTGGCCCTGGTGCAAATTATGTCCCTCCAACAACGCCAAATCCTGAAGGGGGAGACTTTGTGCGAAAGGTGCTTGAGCTTGATACTCCGTATCCGGTTGAGGATATCCATCAAGTCCGGGCGGCACAGAATGAAGACAGTGTATTGTTGCTCCATAGCAAGCATCCTCCGCAGTATGTGGATACTTTGCAAGCAGCGACAGATTTCTTATTTGGAATAGGGGAAGCATCTTTCAAAGATGGGCCATATCTTGATCTGGAAACCGACGCTACTACGACTGTGACGCCTTCAGGGACGACGGGTTCTATAACTCTTACCTTGTCAGCCGCGACGAATGTAAATGATGGTGATGGCTGGGCAGACCCGACTGACGTAGGTCGCATGGTGCGTCTCCGTACATCACCAGCAGCATGGGCGGTAGGTACAACGTATGCTGCTGGAGATGAAGTTACGGGGCCAGATGACATTGTGTATGTCAGTTTGGCTGCGTCAAATGTGGGAAATGACCCCACTACAAATTTGATTAAGTGGTCTGTCTCTCCCACTGATCATGTTTGGTCTTGGGGCAAAATCACGTCTGTTACGTCTACTACGGTTTGCACTATTACAGTTGATACACTAAGTGAAGACCTTTTGAATACAACGGCGATAAACATAAAAGAAGGTTTGCGCCTTGGTCTTTATAGTGACACAACCGGATGGCCAACCATTGCTGGTTATCATGAAGATCGTTTGTGGTTAGCTGGACAGACCAAGAACCGGGTAGATGGATCACGGGTAGGAGACAAGTTCAATTTTTCTCCAACTGATAGCAATGGTGCGGTAGAGGACAGCCATGCGGTGTCTGCTACAGCGTTTTCTACTAAAGTAAATTTGTTCCGCTGGATGATCACGGACGAAGAGGGCCTGGTGCTTGGTACGCAGAATGGAGAATGGCGCGTTCGCGCGTCAGGAAATGATGACCCAATCACGCCCTTTTCTATCCAAATGCGTCAGGTTTCCAGCTATGGTTCGGCCGAGATAGATGCGGTGCAGGCATCAAAAGCTATTGCTTTTGTGCAGCGGCAGAATAGAAAGATCATGGAGTGGAAAGGGGCCGCTACCAATTACACTGCAAAAAATCTTACCCTTCCAGCAGAACATATTTCTGCAACTGGGCTGAAACAGATTGCATACATTCAAGAACCAACGCCCATGTTGTGGGGAAGGCTTACAGACAATAGTCTAATTTCGTGCTCATATATGAGCACGGATGAGACACAATATAATGCCTGGGCAAAACATCCTCTTGGCAATGGCCGGGTTGTTACGTCGCTATCAAGTGGACCATCGTTTAATACTCTATCTGATCGCATCTATTTGGTGACGCGGCCTAGTACAAACCTCAACACAGATACACATTGGGTTGAATTTTTGTCTGATATGTATGATGGCAATATCAATTCCCTCTGTTCACAATTTGTTGATAGTGCGATTTCGCCACACTGCATGTCAATTTCTGGAACCACTCTCACGGTTTCAAATCTGTGGCATCTTGTGGGAGAGACCGTAACAGGCGCAATAGGCGGCATT